TTACGCCAGCTTCACATTGACGGTGTAGCTCGCCAACGGGGCGGCCGTGACCGCGATACCGATCTTGGCGTTTTCGCCAGAGTTAGTCGTGACCAGCTTCAGCGCAACGTCGAAATAGACCGGATCGCCGATGGCGAATTCGTCAGCCGCAACCTTCGGCAATTCGAAAACGCCTTCGGTAACGACATCGCAATCATCGCCCAAGGCGGCGTTGCCGGCGGCCACGCCATGAAGCTCGCCGACAATAACGATTTCGCCGGAGAGCACAGCGGCGGGCGCGGGAAGCGTGATGTTCTCGCCCTTCTGAATATAGTTTTTCATGATCAAAGACCTTTCGAGGTACGGAAAAGGATGGTGTTGGGAGAGCGGCCCGATTGCATGGATGCAATGAAGGCATCGGCTGCGCGGATGGCGGCGGCCATTTCGGAGTCGCTCTTGTATTCGATGCGCTCGCCGTTGGAGTCCTGAAACACCCGGATGCCGCGAAGACGGGCTTCCATGAGCCCGTCCCGCCATTTGATAAAATCCACCACGCTCGCCATGATCAGTTGCCCTTGTAAGCACCGCGCCAGTCGGTCCAGCCGCAGCCGAAATCCAGATAAGCGCGAAAGCGCATACCAAGCGTGTCCCATGCTTCGGTGCGCTGAATCTGCACGCCCGGGGCGCCGGAGAGATAGGCCATCTGGAGGCACGGCAGACGTGCCGGATCGGCGAACAGAAACCAGCGGTCATCCGCAATACGAGGCTCGACAAGGAGCGTAAGGCGGTTGCTGAAGGGGTTCACATCGCCGACCGTGGCGGCATACAAATCAGTCAACAACTGTTCGGCAATGGTTTCCTGAGATGGTCCGACGACAAGGTACTTCGGAGAAGCCCCGACAAGGGTCTTGCCGTCCAAGCCTTTGACGGTGCGCATTGCCTGCCGACCTTCCGAAAGCGCAAGCACGCTCGCACCAGCATCGCCAAGTGCGGCGGCTGGGTTTGCGAGGTTGCCACGATCCGCATGAAAGACGTTCTTGTTGTCGCTCAGCTTGCCGGGATTGGTGACCAGACCGGCGAGCTTGTTGGCGACGGTCGCGGCTGCGGCATCTGCAAGCGCGGAAGTGATGTCGCCGAACAGATTGGCATCATCGTTGATGAGCAACTTCCGCGATACGTTCAAGCCTTCGGCGTAAGTGCCCAACTGCATTGCCTCGCCGTTTTCCACCCGGCTTGTGTGCTGAATTTCGCCCTGTTCGGTAAGCGGCTTCAGTTCGCCAAGCTCACCCATGCGGATGGCATGCGAAGGTTTGAAGTCCCGGAGATTCCGCTGCCGAAAGAGCGGTGTCAGGGCAGACGAGGCGGCCGCGTAGCGGTCAAGCGCGATCTTGTTTGCCGCATTGCTAACCACGAGCGGGAAGTCCGAGGTGCCCATAGCGGCACGCTGGAAAATCTCGTCGGTGGAAAGTCCCCGTGTCGAAATGCCCACGCGATGAAGCGCGGAAACCGCAATGTCGCGGAAGCTCTGGTCGACATACGGACGGGACGCTTCCGGCAACTCTCCACCGGCTGCGCGATAGATCAGCGCATCGGTTTCACGCTTCATAATGGCAGCGGGTTCTTCATGGCTGCTTACCACACGAATGCGGGGCGTAGTCTGCGAGCGGAGAACAAGCTCGTCACGCGCCGACTGCCGTGCCTCGGCTTCGCTGGCATTTATGGCGATCTGGCCTTCCGCCCAGGAAGGCGGCAGGTCGGCAAGCTGACCAATGCTGCGGATGTTGATCGCCTGTTCTTCAGACATAGTCTCGGAAATTTCGTTTTCCATTACGTGACTCCTGAAAGTTGCGCCCGGATCGGCGGGCACCGGCACGGCAGAAGCTTCGAAAATCTGCCACGCTGCCGCCGTGCGGGTGCGGGCTTTGGTGACGGGATCGAGGGATTCCTTCCAATGAGAGACGCGACAACCAATCGAGACTCCGCGAATGACGCCTTGCCGAATGCGATCAACGATCGGCTTCACATCGTCGGATTGAAGCAGGCGGATAGCGGCGACTAGCGATGCACCGTCCATGCGGAAGGCGGTTACGACTCCGATTGTGTCGCGGGCGCTGCCCTGCCGATGACCGTCAAGAACAGGAGCGCCGACAAGGCGGGACGTATCCAGTCCGGCCGGGTCCAGTCTTTCCGTGTACCCGCCACGCTGGTCGTGACGCTGGACGGGTGAAAAGGTTGAGATGGTGGCTTCCACCGTCAAAGCGGCTTCGTCGAAGCTAGCGGGCAAAAGAGCGGCGCGCCGCGTCATGATATTAGACATTGGCTGAACCTCCCTTGCCGAAGTCGAGAGACAATGCGATTTCACGGGCATGATCGGAAGCGATCTCGGAATCGAGGTCGTCAATGTCCCAGCCGCGTTCCGCGACAGCCTTGCGCCGCGACGTGAGACCGGCGGCGATCTCGGCAACCGTGGCCTCGGTGTCCTTAAGCGGATCGACCTGCATCGGGCGCGGCGGAAGCCAGTCTGCGGCAAGCCAATCGCGCGGATGCTTTTCGAAGCCGGGCGCATCCAGTTCGCCGGACAGAACGGCAAGCGTGACCATTCGACGCCAGACCGGCCGCAAAAGCTGCGGGATCAATACGCCATATTGAATCTGTTCGATCCGCTGCCGGAACGGCAATAGGCCCGCGCGAAGGCTCGAATAATTCGCTCCGGTCAGGTCGCCGGACAGAAGATGTTCCGGCAGACCAAACCCGGCGGCAAGCTGTTGAAGGTTCAAGCGAAGAAAGGCGGAAACTTCATTGGCCTGCTGTGGTGTGTTAAACTTTATATCATAACCTGTCGGAAGACGTTTAAGCGTGCCCGGCTCAAGTCCGGTTTCCATGATGCCGCCTGTGCCTGTGCCGTCATACGGTTCGCCCGAACCGTTCTGGTCAATAAGGAAACCCGCATGCATCGCGGCGACCTTGACGCCGACAAGCAAGGCGTCAAGCAATTGGTCGAATTCGTTGGCAGGTAGGATCACGGGCGCAAGCCAGGAGATACCTCGGACCTGTCCGGCGGCAAGCGGCTTGAAGACGTGCAGCATGTCGTCGGCGGAGATGCGGACCGGCGGTGCATAGGTCGCAAACTGGTCAGTCGGCTTTGCCGGAAATACCCAATAGGCAGCACGGCGGCCATTGGGGTCGAATTCGACGCCCGACACGATCATGCCGCCGCTTGGAAGATCGCGGGTCATCGACTCATCCACAAGTTCCGACGGGATCAACCGAAGTCGAAGCCCGTCATCGGTGGTCATGAGATGAATGAAGGCTTCCCCGTCTACGACAAGACCCCGTGCGATATCGGCGAGCATACCGGGAAAATCGGTGCGCCCATCCGCGTCGGCTTCCTCGCTCCAATCCCCGAAGATCGCCCAAAGTAGCTTGCGGACGGGCGCGTCGGGATGCTTCGAAATGGGTGTGATCCCAGAACCGACCAAGGCCGCAATCCAGTTGCTGACCGCATTCGCCATCCATGGATTATTCGCGGCCAGATAGCGCGCACGATCACGCACAACATGGGCGGCGGCGGATACTTCCGAATTGATCCGGCCGAAATTGCCGAAGCTGATTCCACGCCTGCCGCCCGCCGCGCCGTCGAAGCGGCGGACATGAGAGTCGACGGCGCGGCGGGCGGAGCGATTGAAGAACTGGAACGGATTCGGCAGGCGGATCGGCATGGGGATTACTCGCCGCTTTCCAGAAGCGGTTTCAGAAGCCGATGAAGAGGCAGCACGATCCACGCCCTAGCAGGAATGATCGGAAGAGCTTCATTGCCGTCGATGTCGTAGGCCACGTCATCGACTTCCGGCTTGTTCGTGATCCGGCCACGCACATCGCCGAAGAGTTCATCGTAAGGCCATTCCGGAAAGGCGACATGGAAATACATTTTCTCGCCTTTACGGATGCGAGCGATTGCGAGCGGCAGCGCTTCAGCCGGTTCCATCACCCCAGCTCTTCGCACGTCCGGATCAAGATTGCTCGTTGTAGCGGCGGCAACTGCAAGCAAGTCAAATTCGAGATTGAGCGAGGCGAGCGCGTGCACGATCATTGTGCGGCAGAGACCGGCCTCATCGAATAATGCTGCCGCCGTCTGCCCTTCGCCGCCATAGGTGGCCGGCTTCAAGGCTCCAGCGCGGATAAGGCCGCGGATCTGTCGCGCATGGTATGCGGGTGCGTTGCCCGTTACCACCGCCAGACGGTCAGCAAGGCCCCCTACGGCCATAAGTTTGGGAATCGACATGTGTCTCTCCTTGTCATTTTCACGTCTAGCTTATCCATATTGCGTAGAGCTAGTCAACGTGCAAATATGCTTACGGCCGTAGATCGTAGAACGGTCGTTCCATACTTCATGAGAAGAGACCGGACGTGAGAGCGCCCGGTCTCAATTCGATGTCAGAGGAAAATTCAATGAATCCTGAAACTACTTATGGTCTCATCGCGGCCAATACCGCGAGCATGGGCGGCGCGGGCGGACGAAAGTCGGGCGCAAATGCCGTCACCCGCTCCCAGAGGGCACGTCGCCGTGCGGCAGAGGCAGAGTTTAAGGAAATCGTGAGAGACATAGAGCGAACTACAGGTGTTAAAGTTCCTAAGATTGCAGATCGCAAGTTCTTCGAAGAGCGTCCTGATATCGCAGAAAATCTCCGTAGGATTGCTGATGATTTGGCCAGAAAATGGCGGCTGTGAATTCTTCAATTGGATATGTTCGATGCACAATTTTTCAACGAAAGAGTGCAAAACTGCAAATTCTTACGCACAGTAGGGTTAGGGGTTCTCGTGAAAATTTTAGCGTTTTCTTTTCTTGCGGTTCTAGCGATTAGTCCAGTCGAGACCGTGGCCCAAGAAGTCCTCCCTGATATCGCGAGAGACTGCGAGGCGAAGTGGGGTAGCGACTACGAAATGCAGCTATATTGCCGCGAAAAACAAATGGAGGCGTATAATAAATTAAACCGACACATGCCCGAAAGAAGTAGAATTGGCGAACTTACAACGAATGAAATATATCTAATAAAAAGATACAGCGAAACAATAGATTCCGCAATACAAGAAGCACTTAAAATAAATCGCAGAGGCGGCCTAACTCAACTAAACTCTTCAGTCGACAAATGCTACAAAGATGCAAATAATAAGGATAATATGGCTTATTGCATCACGCTTGATAATTTTGCAGCTATCCTGAACGGCGATAAAGCTAGTTTTCGGAACTCCGTAGTGGATACAGCCATACGAGTCGTAACCAATGGAAGACGGTTTTATGGCAATCAAGCGCCAGATATGGCACAAGCGCTATCAGAAATGGGCGTACCTAGAAGTCTTTCAGCATTGAAAACCGAGCGTTCGCGCGCGAACTGAACCCAACCCTAAATCGCCCCATCCATCCATCTTGATATTACGACACGCGGGATGGTCGCGACCTTTCCGGCAGTGATTTCCTCTTCACGCCTATCCAAGTTCGCTGATACCAGCGCACGAACAGCCACCGCATATACCACGCAATCGAGACTTTCCGCGCGGCGACCGGAGATGCGCTCCCATTGCCGGATCGGAGAGCCGCGAAGGTAGCGCATTACAAGCCGCTCACTCGCCAATTCCTCATAGAAGCGGCCTTCCAAGCTATCCGAGAACCGGACAGACCGGCCGCGCGCAAGCCGGTTCACAAGCTGCGCCTTCACGCTGTCCACGCCGACGATGAACAGCTTGCTGCCCTTGGTGTCGCTCGCCTTGATCACCGGCCGGTTGCCGGACGCGCCCTTAATGGCGTGTACCCGGCGGGCAAAGCGCGGCCGTGTGAAGGCGATGACCTTATCCATGGTCTCACCATCGCCCGCGTCGATTGCCGCCGCGTCCACGCGCAACAGCCCGCCTTTCGGATGCTTCCAGATCGTGCGCAAGGTATCGTCCAGTTCCATCCAAACATTATCGCCCATCGGGTCGCCCCAGATCACGCTTTGGGAGAGAACGAAGATTTCATCGCGCCCGTGACCGAGAAAGACGATTTCGAGCCGATCGCGTTGCACGTCTACTCCAGCCGTTATGATCAGCACTTCGGGCGGGATGTCGTCCAACCCAAACGGTTCGGCGCGGGCGGCGAGCGCGGTTTCATCGATCTCTTCGGCCGCTTCCCGCCAGCCTTGAGCGAGGATCGTATTGACGAAGACCTGAAGCGTATCAGGGCTCTTCTTTGCCGCGACAAACTCTTGGGCGAGCTTCCCCCAAGAGGCATTGGCGAGGGCCGAGACTAGGGCGTTGAGTCGAAATCCGGCATGGCCGCGAACCTGCGGCGCGGTCGCCCGCCAACGGCCGTTCGAGACCATCGCGGCCTTGTGGCGCTCTTCGATCACCGATCCGCATTCGACACACGCATAATATGCTTTGTGCGGCTCGCCGTCCGGCCAATGAATATCCGCCCAGGTGATTTCGTGCCAGTGACCGCAATCGGGGCAAGGGACTTCGAAGACGCGCATGTCCGATTGCGCATAGGAGCGGAGCACATTGCTCGTTGCCTCGATTGTGGGTGTCGAACCAAGGATGATCTTGCGGTTTGCAAAAGAGAGCGTGCGGCGTTCCGCAAGCGTGATGGGGCTTCCCTCGATTCCGGGCTCCATCGCGTCGGCTTCATCGATCAGGAGCACGCGGACGTTATGGCGGCGAAGGTTGCGCGGCGATTTGGCAGCGACCACTTTCAGCGATCCGCCCGCGAAACGGCGTGACATGAGCGTGTTGCGGCCGGTCTCGTCGGCTTCGGCCGAGAGCAAGCCTTTCAGGGCCGGAGTCGCCTCGAAGATCGGTTCAAGATCGCTCACCACATAGTCGCGGCAATCGGCTTCGGTCGGCAGGAGCGCCAGAATTGGCGACGGCTCATTGGCGACATAGGAGGCCAGCGCGCCGGTCAGGAGTGTGGTGAAACCGACTCGAACAGGCTTGACCAGCGTCACCCGCTCAAGTTCGGGATCGGAGATAGCGTCGGCGATCTCCCGTTGATAGGGCCAAAGGGTGACGCGGCCGGGAAGGGCGGAAACGCCTTCCGGCAAGCGCATATGCGTTTCAATCCACTCGGAAAGGCGTTGCCGGGGCGGCGGCATCATGGCCCGGAGGGCGCGACGGCGGGTCTCAGCGAGGGCATCAATCGGCATCGGCGGACTCCGCAAGCGCATCTCGAATTTCCCGATCCAGCATGGCAATGTCATGGGTGGTGAGATGACCAAGCCGCTGTTGCAGTCGGGACGGCACGGCGAGCATGGCCGCGCGAACGTCGCGAAGGATGGAAGACCATTCCCGCTCCACGTCGGCGGCGGAGATAAGCTCCCGCCGGGCGACGGCGTTCTGCATTTCAGCCTTGTCGGCTTGTTCGCGCGCAAGCCGGGTTTTCTGTTCGGTGTATTCGGGATTCGATGCGCCACGGCCCGACGCCTGCTTGCGAAGGTGCTCGCAATAGGAGCGAACGGCTTCCCGTTGCTGAAAGCGGCCTTTACCCACACGGGGGATATGCCCCTCACGGGCAAGAACCCCGACACGATTTGCGGTGATACCGATGAAGTCGGCAAGTTGGTCTGTGGTGATGATGTCGTTACCCGTATGGGTACGGTTCCCAGTGTGGGTATCTCCTCCCACCAGCGTCGCGATCAGTTCATCAATGGGAAGCTCTGCGAGATCATTTTCCATATTCAAAATTCTCGTGAAGAGGAAAGAGTCGGGGCTCCGCGCCCCCCGCGACGGCCACCCGGCGGGAAGGACCCTTCACATGCATGGGTAAGGTCTCCCCGTGTGGGGAATTCTACTGACATGAACTCACTCTTCGGCGACCGGACACCGGACATCCCTAAAGGGATATGTCCGTGTCTGTCCGGTTCGCTCGACGTTTTGGCAACCGGACAAAAACGGAAATGTCCGGTCAATGTCCTGTCTTGTCCGCTATTCATCTTCATCCTCGAAGGTCTCCCATTTTCCCTTGGGAAGGAAATATCGCCCGCTATCGAAAGCGATTTTACCGGCACGGGTAAGTTCTTCTGCCGCCCGCTTGAAGGCTTTGCGACGGCTATCAGGTTCATCGCTCGCAGACACCTTACGACCGTCAACGCACATCTTCCGCCATTCGCCCTCTGCCACGCTTTCACCGTCGCCAAGCAAATCGAGGAAGATCGAATAGGCCGCCTTCACGCTTGGCGACATACGCGCTTCCGCCCTCTCACCCATGCCCGGCGGTAGTTCCCGGCATACCGCTGTTGTGATAGGCTCGCCGTCCTCATCCACGCCAAGCACTTTCTCGCCGATGGTGAAGGCAATGTCGCGCTCGCAAGAACCGTTGCGGTTTTTGGTAAGCTTGGCCCGAACGATGCCTTCCGCCTTCGTCAGGTGGATGGACACGTCCAATGCACCGTTCAAGAGCGAGTGCCCACGCGGTAAGCCCTGCTGGCCGTCTTTCGTGTCATGATGAATCAAGATAACTGCCGCGCCCCATTTTGTCAGGGAGCGAGCAACCGCCACGACGCGGCCCATTCCTTCGGCGCTGTTTTCTTCAAGTCCGGGAAACGCCATCGAGAGCGTGTCGATAATGATCAGTGACGGGCGCCGATCCTTCACGGCAGCCCTGAGCCGTTTCAGGTGCTTGCTCTTGTCGTTCAACAAATCGGAAACCCCGGCGACAAGGGCGAAGTCGTCCGCCTCTCCGTGTTCGCGCCGGAGCGCCGCCACGCGGGCTCGCATGCCATGCTGATCTTCGGCCGCGACGTAGAGCACGCTGCCCTGCCGAACGCGCATCCCGAAGATTTCACTGCCCTGTGCGACGGCATAGCCAAGGCGGGGAGCAAGAAGAGACTTGCCGACACCCGGAGCGCCCACGATGCATGCGATATCCCCTTCGGCGACAAGCCCCTTGATCACATAGCGGCGAGACCCGGATAGCTCGCACTCCGAAGGTTTGAGAAACGTCAGGCCGGTCGCGTCATCATTGGTCTCGGATTCATCCTTGGTGCCGCCGCCGACATGTTCACGAATGAGTGCTTCGATTTCGGCTTCATCCTCTTCGGTAAGAACCTCGGCATCAAAAACACCGAACATGTGTTCCAGATCGCGCCAGCCGCTTTTTCGCGCTTCGGCAAGGATATGATGCCCGGTCTTGACGCGGCCCTCCCTCGGTCCCAACGAGTCCCAAGTTTGGTCCGTATGGTCGGGATCATAGGAGCCGTGGCGGGCAGACCATTCATGAAAGGCCGTACGCCCCTCTTCCGATCCGTCGCACTCCATATGTAAGGCAGCGCCAATGTCGCGCCACCAATCCCTGTCGGCATGCGCCACGGAGTCGTCGTTCGGGATGTGGAAGAGGGCATCGACAATGACCCGCAGCGGGCGGCCGGTCTTCTCGCCGACATAGTGGCTTTCTTCTCCCTTGTCCGAAGCCTTGCCGCGTTTTCCAATTGCGCCTTCATCAAGTTCCGATGCCTGATCGATAAAGCGGCCCTCGACAAGATGGACGTTCACCCAACGCCTTTTCCGCAAACTCCCGAAGAAATACGCCTGCGACAACACGAAGGATTCCGGCGCAAGAATGCCGCCTAAAACGCCATTGAGGCGCGCAACCAAGCGTTCCCGCTCCGAAGGCGGCAGATCGCCGCTAGTTGGGCAAACAACACGCCAACGCGGCTTGCTAGAAGAATGGGATGGGGTCTCATAGATCAGTGCCGCAAGACCGGCGCCCTGAAGCATTGCGTTTGCTTCTTCCGTGCTGATCAAGCCCGCGTCATAGTCCGCTTCCACGCCCGATATGCTCAGTACATTGGCATTGTGGCGCAGGCTGTTGCCGGAATGGCGACCGTCGGGCATCTCGCGCAAGGGTGTCCGAGCGGTCCCGAAGGCAGCCGTCTTAAACCAAGGAAGCTCTTCCTTGGCGCCCGCGAATGTCTGGCGTATTTCGTCCGCGAAAGCCCGGAGCGATGTCGCGGTTTCCTTTTTTGTTTGCGCGCTCCTGTTCTTAAACCGGGTGAGTTTCAACGGCTTATCGAGGGGCGAAACGGTTGATTCTTTGGCGTTGTTACGATATATCGTATCAGTCATCTGGAATCCTCATTCTTCCAAGATTGGCGCTCGCGCCGCTTCGGTCGTCTCCCGAAGCGGCGTCATTTTTGCTGTACAATATGCTGTACATTTTGCAATACGCCAAACTACTATCTTATTGTTTTTCTACGTTTTTGTTGAGTTTAGGATCACGCGTGACGGACTCTCTGTCCGCCATCGTTCATTGATTTAATTGAGAAATTTCGAGATATTTCCGAACTGGCCTACTTCTTGTTCATGGGTATTTCCTGGTTGATGTAGCGCCTTCGCGACCCAGCTTGATTGTTGCTCAGACAAAACTTGTAAATCAGGTCGGCGTTGATTTTTTTGCCAAGCCATATAACTTCAATCAAATCGCCGGGGCTGTAACCACCGACGTTTACGTTAGACGATGAATCCACCCCGCACGGTCACTGACCAGGTCGTGCGAGTTAGCAATGGGCCTGCCGTATCCCATCGGCAGGCCCAATCGCATTTTGCGTCGTGCGGCTCCTTCATCTTGAAGCTGACGCTGCTCATCCGCAGGAACCGGATCGGTCAACACTGTTTCAAGTCCCGCGCATCACCATTCAGCGTGTCGCTATAACAAAAGCATCTACAACGAAGATCGAAAGGATCTATCAGATGCTCGAGAAACAGCAGACGCCGCTGGCCAAGTTCATCGAAGACAACGCCAAGCGCTCCGGCTATTCGTTTGAGGAAATCGGTATCATGTGCGGCTTCAAGACTGCCGACCTCATCTACGCCTTCATGCGCGGCGAGATCCGCCTGCCGCTCGACAAGGTGGCGCCCATGGCCGAGGCGCTCAGCTGCGACAGCGGCCAGCTCTTCACCCTGGCGCTGAAGGAATGGTTCTCGCCGCAGATTTTCGAGCAGATGGAGGAAGCCTTCCTCGCCTTCCCGAGCCTGGACACTGTCGAACTTGGCTGGCTCAAGGTGATCCGCGACATTTTCGGCGGCAAGGCGCCCGAGATGAATGACCGGTTCAAGCGGCGGCTACAGCTGGTGCTGGGCGCCGCGTAA